TAGCTGGGTCTACTGCAGTATGGTATACTGAGAATGGACCTGCGTCTGCTCCTATTGATGTTCCTGTTATAGTTACTGTTATTGCCATTTGTCTTTATTTAATATAACGATTTTTAATAAATAGTACAACTTTAAATTGCTGATAATATCTCAGCCTTCTTAGCTATATATTCTTCTTCTGTTGCTGTTACAAAAGGTCCTTGTGTTAGTATGTTATCGTATAATGCAGTATTACCTACATCATGTCTAATTAACATCTGTCCGTTCTTAACTACACATACAGTTAAGTTTTTTGTTACATCGTCTAATTTTATTACTCTATCTGAGTCTTTTAAATATTGTATCATATCTTTATATTATTTCTAAGTTTGTTCAAAAGGCACATCTCCGCAATTTGTACACCACCAGTCACATGGGCCTACTTGAGCTGTACATCCGTATCCACAGTCACAACTGTAATTTGCTGTTGGTGGTGGAATGTATATAGGAGATGCTACAGGTGCTGGAGTGGTACAGTTGGCCATACAGTCTTCATACGTTATAAAGTCTCCGTTTCCTGTATCTTCATAACAATTACCTGCTCCGTTACATATCCAGTCGTAACTTACTGTGGGAGCTGCTGTTGGACTAGCTGTTGGACTAGCAGTAGGACTAGCAGTAGGACTAGCAGTAGGAGCTGGGTATGGTGCTGGTGTTACAGGACTAGCTGTTGGTGAAGCAGTCGGACTTGGAGTCGGTGCCGGTGTAGGAGCTGGTGTTGGCGCAGGAGTAACTGGTGCGGCTGTCGGAGCTGCTGTTGGACTAGGTGTTACCGGAGCGGCTGTCGGAGCTGGGTAAGGAGCCGGTGTTACAGGGGCTGCAGTAGGGCTAGCTGTTGGACTAGGTGTTACCGGAGCTGCTGTTGGACTAGCAGTTGGACTAGGTGTTACCGGAGCAGCAGTTGGTGCTGCTGTTGGTGCGGCAGTTACTGGGGCTGGGTAAGGAGCTGGTGCTGGTGTTACAGGGGCCGGTGTTACAGGGGCTGCAGTAGGGCTAGCTGTTGGACTAGCAGTAGGAGCTGGGTAAGGAGCTGGTGCTGGTGTTGGTTCTGCTGTTGGACTAGGTGTAACCGGTGCTGGTGTTATTTCTACAGGAGCAGGAGTTACAGGAGCTGGGTAGCTAGCTGGAGCTGGTGTTACTGGTGCTGGAGTAACAGGGGCTGCAGTTGGTTCAGCTGTCGGTGCTGGTGTTGATGTAGGAGATGGGTATGTTGGGCTAGGAGCAGGTGCAGTAGGAGAACTTACTGGTTCTGATACTGGAGCTGGTGTTGAGGTAGGAGATGGGTATGAAGTAGGAGCTGGAGTTACAGGACTAGCTGTTGGACTAGGTGTAACCGGTGCTGGTGTTGTAGGAGCTATTAAACATCCTCCGTTAGTTGTACATGTTCCCCCTAATGTCCATATATAATCCCCTCCTATTACTTCCACTCCGTTTTGTACAAATACTGGAACGTTATATGGTGATGTATAGCTTACACATATACCAGCGGTATAGGTTCCATCACCGTTGTCCATAGTTTCTATACTGTTAATTAACTCAGTAGCTACAACATCGTCAGAAACTCTTCTATACCTTACGTATAAGTCATTTGGTACTGTAGAATATGTCAGTGTCCAGCAATCCCCTTGTGGTAAAACAGGGGCGGGTGTTGGAGCATTAGTTGGTGCTGGAGTTACCGGAGCTGCTGTTGGTTCAGCAGTTGGTGCCGGAGTAACTGGTGCAGCTGTTGGAGCATTAGTTGGTGCCGGAGTAACTGGTGCAGCTGTTGGAGCATTAGTTGGTGCAGGGGTTACCGGAGCTGCTGTTGGTTCAGCAGTTGGTGATGGTGTTACCGGAGCCGGGGTAGGGGCATTTGTTGGTGCTGGTGTTGGACTAGGTGTAGGAGCGGCAGTTGGACTAGGTGTAGGAGCGGCAGTTGGTGCAGCTGTTGGTGCAGCTGTTGGTGCAGGAGTATTTAGTAATGCAGTAAATCTAATATCACATTCTGCTCCTGTTATATCTAATGTACAATCCCTTTCAAATACAGCATAAAATGTATTTATACTACTACTATAAGGTACGTTAATTAAGTAATCTGTTGAGTAGGTAGGAAAGTTAATATCAAATGCAGCAGCACCTTGTGGTATTGCTGAGTTCCATTTTTTACCAGTTACCCACTTTTTTAATACGAATCCAGCTGATCCTGTTGCTATATAACTAGCAGATGGATAAGGTTCATACATAAACACCTTATTAGAACCAGAGATACCTCCTGCATATGACTGTGCATAAGAAGAAGTAAGTGCCGGTCCTATTAATCTTACAGCTCCTGTTGGAAACATTACTGCAGATCCGTCTGTATCTGAACCTGTTACATATGCATTAAAGTAGAAGCCCCACTTACCTCGAAAATAATCCATATCATCTTCAACTGTATAAAAGCCTTGCCTAGCTGGCCAGACATGTGAATGCAGACCCTGTAAATCATTTTCAACAAGAAAATCATTTAAGTGATCATCGACATTTATTCCACTACCGGTATTGGGAAACTGATAACTTGGCATCTACCTCTACTAATTAATTATATTTTATAAATAGCAATTAAGCCTCTATTTTACTAGCAATCCAGTTATAAGTTTTAAGTATCCCTTCAGATAAGGGTTGCGAAGGTGTCCACCCTAACTTCTCCTTAATCAACGTGTTGTCTGATGTTCGTCCTCTTACTCCTTGTGGTCCTGGTATATTCTTGATCTTGATATTTTTATTTGCTAATTCAGATACTAACTTAGCTAACCCATTCATGGATATAATCTCTTCTGATCCTATGTTAATTGGTTCTTTGTAGTCTGAATTCATTAAACGACGAACTCCTTCTATTGCTTCATCAATGTATAAGAATGAACGTGTTTGTAAACCATCTCCCCAAACTTCTATTTCTCCATTTGTTGATGTGCTTGCAACTTTACGACAAATTGCTGCTGGAGCTTTCTCTTTACCGCCATCAAAAGTACCTTCTGGTCCAAAAATGTTATGAAATCGAGCAATTCGTACATCTATTCCATGATTACGGTTATAAGTTGCATATAATCGTTCTGAAAATAACTTCTCCCATCCGTATTCTGAATCTGGCTGTGCTGGGTATACTGAATCTTCTTTACAATTAGGATTTTCAGGATCTAACTGATTATGTTCATTATATACACATGCAGATGATGCATAAAAGATTTTCTTAACGTTTTTCTTATAAGCTTGGTCTAATACGTTAAGGTTTATTAGCATTGAGTTATGAACTACATCTGCGTCATGTTCTCCTGTGTTAATATACCCTGCTCCACCCATATCAGCTGCTAATTGGTAAACTTCATCAAAACTATGAGTCATACCTGCTCTAGCTGCGGATACTTGTTGGGGCGAGTACATTACTAAAGACGTCTTCAAAGGATCTCTCAAATCTGCAATAACAAAATCGTCTGCTGTTGATTCTGAGAAGTCAGGTTTCTTAATATCCACACCTCTTACCCAATACCCTTCTGATTTTAATCTTGTAACTAAATGCGAACCGATAAAACCACCGGCACCAAGTACTAATGCTGTTTTCATATGTTTATTTGTTTATGTAATAATCTTCTAATACTAATCCGTCCATTTCTGTGTTATTTAACATCCAGACAGCATCTTTGTAGCTGTTTAGTATAGGTTTTCCTCCTATATTAAATGAAGTATTGAGTAACACTCCTACTCCTGTTCTCTCATGTACTAATGTAAGTAGGTTGTATAAAAAAGGATTCTGTTCTCTTGTAACTGTCTGTACTCTAGCAGTTCCGTCTACATGGGTTATTGCTTTTAGTGTATCTCTATACTCTTCTCGTACTTTTGGACAGAAAGACATCCATCTAGATTCTTGATCAAACTCAAAAAACCTAGTTACATCTTCTAATCTTACAACTGGTGCAAAGGGTCTGTAATATTCTCTATTTTTAACCTTTGCATTTAATGTATCTTTCATTCCCGGTAGGCAAGGATTACATAGTATGCTTCTGTTTCCTAGAGCACGTGGTCCAACTTCAGATCGACCTCTTACTACCCCTACAATTTTACCTTTTATAATATCATCAGCTAAAGCTTCAGTAACTTTAGTTCCTCTGTACTCCTGTACGTAATCTTGTAGTTGAAATTTATCCCAGGCTTCTGGTCCTGCATATGTTGCATCGAAAGCTTTCTCTGGTTTTAAGAAATCTAACATAAATCCTAAAGACAACCCACAATCACTTGGATTTGGTGGTATAAACGTCTTAGTGGTGTTGTTTAAAGTAGTATTACTTAGTATATTTAAGCCACATCCTCCGGCTATCACCAAATTGTCATTTGCTTTTGCTATCTCATCTTTACTTATTTCATAAAAAATATCTTCAAATACCTTTTGAGATGTTGCAGCTATGTCAAGCTCTATCTGCCCTGTTAGTTTTTCTGGTAGCTCTAAAACACTTCTTAGTTTGTTGTAGTTTTCTTGTCTAGTTTCTTGAATACCGTGGTGTCCTTTATAGAATTCTTTCATAGCAGGTATATACTCTGGTATGATTTTACCATAACCGCATAATCCCATTAATTTACCGGCGTATACTAAGTAGGCTTTTAGGTAATCTTCTTGCTTAATAGAAGAACAGTAGTGTCCTATTTCTGCATACTTCTCTCCAAGGTTGTAGTCGTAGTTCATCCACTTAAACTCAACTCCTTCTTTTCTGGTTGCTGTATAAAAATTGAAACAACCATCGTTTCCTCCGCCGTCGTAAGTTATTATAACAGCTTCTTGTAGATCCGACTGGTAGAATGCTCCAGCTGCGTGTCCGTGTTGGTGTTTTACCTCTATTAACTTTTTAGCATTATAGAACGAAAGAAACTTTTTTTCTGATCCTAAGTCGTTAATGTATGTTCGAGCATCGTCTTGATTACATATTAGGTGTTCGTATTCATCAGCTCCGTACTTATCTTTAAAGTACTTTAAAATATCTTTTACTACGTTATACGGTTCGTGCGCCGGTAAGTACCAAAGTATCCCACCATTTTTAATATTGGTGAATCTTTCTACTTCCAGTACTTCTAATATCTTTCCGTCTTTTTCAAGAGTAAAAGAAGCATTATGCCCTGAGTACATCGCTAAATTATACATCTGTCAATCTTTTATTTATAAAATCAATACCGGCATATTCTCCGTACTGTTGTAATGTTCTTTGGTTTCCTAATCCGTATTTACCTAAATCTCCTCCTTCAATTAACATTCGTAAACGTTCAATCGCTTTTCTATGTCTTTGTGAAGCTTCTTCAGATGGAGCAGTATTGTAGTGCTTTTTCGGTACTGCGTTATGCGTTCTATGCCATGCTACTATTTGAGACGGTGTATACATATCGTATCCGTGAGTGTAAGATCTTATAGCAAGAGCAAATTCCTCTCCTGTATAGTAATGTTCAGGATCTTGTTCTACATCTACTACCCACTTGCCGTCTGCAAAAATAAACCCTCCATATAACAATATAATACTTTTTGGCTGAAATCCAATGCTTATTTCATTTTCATATCCCCCATAGTTAGGCCAATATTCCGTAGTTATGCTAGCAATTTTAGGAATATTCATTCTATCTAGGTTATCTAAGTGTCTATATGAATGATCTACACCAGTTTCATCATCTCTATGGTAGGGTGGAGGTAAAAAAGAAAGTAAAGGTTTAATACCTGTTGATGCTAAAGTTTCATAATCTTTAATAAGCAACTCATCCCATCCTTCTGCGAATCGAGTATGAGAATCAACTTGCATACTATATTTTTGACCGCTGTAGTTTACCTGAGCTAACTGTCTTGCCCAACATCCTCCTTTAGATTCTTGATAAGGGTACTTTGTGATTTGCAAATTGCAAATTTGTCTTAAATCATCAATACAGTCTTTTCCTGTCTTTGTGTTATCATCATACTGTAAACATACTGAGAAATATAGGTTTTCAGGATGTTTTGCATTTCGTATACAGTCCAGAATTGTATGTCTTATCTCGTAATCTAAGTAACTTGCAATAGCTATAAAAATTGTATTATCCATTCTTTTTAATATAATAATCTTCTAATAAAAGTGCATCCATTTGTTTATTATCTAAAACCCATAGTGCGTCTTCGTAGGTATTCAAGATTGGTTTACCTGCGATATTAAAAGATGTATTTAAAATTACTCCAATTCCTTTTTGATTATGCATCTCTGTTAGCAAATCATATAGAAACTGGTTTTGTTCTCTTGTAACTGTCTGTACTCTAGCAGTTCCGTCGATATGTGTAATTGCTTTTAAAATATCTCTATACTCTTCTCTTACTTCTGGGCAAAAAGACATCCATCTAGATTCCTTATTCCAGTCAAAGTATTTATTAACGTCCTCTAATCTAACTACCGGTGCAAAAGGTCTGTAATATTCTCTACCCTTTACTTTAGCATTTAAAGTATCTTTCATTTCTCCGATCGTCGGATCACATATAATACTTCTATTTCCTAATGCTCTTGGTCCATGTTCTGATCTACCTCTAACAACTCCTATAATTTCTCCGTTGATTAACCTTTGAGTAAGCTCTTGAACTTGAATTTTAGTCCCTTTTCTTTCGTAGAGTGCTTTAGCTAATTGCTTCCTATCCCAAACTTCCGGACCTAGGTAGGTTGTGTCTACCGGGTTGTAAGGTTTTACTTTGCTACAAACTAATCCTACAGCCAATCCTGTATCGTTTGGGTTAGGTGTTATAAAGGTCTCTCTTATTTTAGCTAACTTAGTATTAAGTAGTATGTTTAGTCCGCATCCGCCAGCGATAATAAGCGGAAGATTGTTATGAAGCTCTAAGATATTTCTTGTTTCTTCTTCAAATAACTGTTCAAAGACATATTGATTAGTGGCTGCTAAGTTAACTGCATAGTCACCGTCAAATCGTGTCTGTTCCGATTCTATGTTGAATATCTTCATAAAGCGAATTAATGCTTCACTTATATTATCTGTTATGTTAGATGTATAGAATTCTCGGAAAGGTTCTACTAAGTTACTATCTACTTTTCCGAAACCAGCTAAGCCCATTAGTTTTCCAGCATAAACTAAATTACCTGTATATATCCACTCTTGTTTTATATCTGATATAAAATGAGCAGGCATCATATAAGAGACAGCATAATCCTTTTTACCTACATATATTTTTTCAATAGGTGTTTCATTACTTTTGTCTCCTAAGTAGATATTAAAAAAACCTTCGTCACTTCCTCCATCGAAGGAAATAATTAAAGCTTTTTCAAAATTTGATTGATATAATCCAGAGTATGCATGAGCTTCGTGATGAGGTAGCCACTGGTAGTTATTAGCGGGGAATATTTTCCACATCTCTTTATCTACTGAGTTGTAGACTACGTTGTCGTACTTCTCTGCTCCGTATTTTGTTTTAAAGTAATCTTTGATTTCTGTAAGCAGTTCAACTATATTCTCATGATGTCCCCAGTAAAAGAAAGCAGCGTTCTTTACATTTATTAATCGCTCTAACTCTACTACTTCTAGAACCTCTCCTTTATGTGATATTGCTAAGCTAGCATTATGGGATCCAAAAAAACCTAAATTAAACATATTACCTTTTTAACTTTATATTAAAATAATTTTCTAAATCTTCTAGTGTTCTGATATGTGTTTGATTGAGTAGAAAATCATTTACCAATTCTCGTGCGTAATCTTCTATAAAATACTTCCCGTTATGTTCCCTATACGGTACATTTGTATTAGCTACTTTAAAATCGTAATTATGCCATACTGTTGCTAACGAAGTTATCTTTAAATTCCAACCTTTCAGGTAACTTAAAAAAGTCTGAAAGTCTTCTTCTCCGTTAAATCTAATATTATCAGGGATCCTTACTTCCTCTAACCATTGTCTTCTAGTAAATAAAAATCCTGCTGCTGCCCATCGAGTATCTACTACTTCATAGTCCTCTAAAGTAGGTAAATTCTCAGCAATACACCTATTATCATCCGGACTTGTTTCTAATAAAAACTTTCTAACCCGTAATGGTGTATTGTTTGGCTTCTCTAGGTACTGCTTTTCATAATCCGGTACATCAAAGTGATTAGGGTACGTTGTTAATATAACCTTATCTTGCTCTATACTGTTATACTGGTGTATTAAAATTGCATCCCATGCTTGTCTAAACCGACTATGCGAATCTATTTGTAAGAAGTAGTCTTGATTAGTTACAAGCTCATTCTTTATTCTATTTCTAGCATGTACAACTCCCTGTGCTTGCTCTTTCGGAGTGAATATAATCTTTAAATTCGGAAAGTTGTATGTTTTTAACTCTTCATACGCTTCTTCTGTATCTTGTAGGTTAACCCCTACGTAGACTCTACTCGGGTCTATTGCTTCTGAGTATAAACTCTTTAAAGTAGGTATAAGCTGAGTATCACAGTAACTGGCAATTGATACAAAGATACTTCCATTACCAAAGCTCCAACTGTCGTTGTACTCTCTAAACCAGTTTCCGTGGAACTGATTCTCTGCTGCAAAAGGGATCTGTTTATTTATATCAAACTTCTCTGTATTAAGGTAATAGTTTTTATCGTTAATATCTGACATATACCCTCTCATTCTAAAAATATAAGAAGATAGAGTTGAATGACTATTACCTATAAATTTAATACTCCTAGTACAAATAAACTGCTCTATAATTGGAATCCAGTTAACATCGAACTCGGTAAAAATACCTACCTCTTTTTTTATATCTTCGTAGAAACATATATTATAATAAGCAGCAAGTGGATTAAAAAATTCTCTATCTCTGTGATCTGTTGCTATATAGAGTTTACTTCCTTGTGGAATTATGTCTTTTATATTCTCTAATATTTGCTCACAAGAAATAAATAACTCTTTATACTGAAAATCATTTCGTCTAATGTGTATAGAGTAGTATTCTCTATCCCCTAACTTATTAATAAATTGCCAAGCTAAGTCGAAGATATCTGTTCGGTAATGTACATGCTTTGCAATAAGCTTTTTAATCTCTACGTCTAAACTTGTGTATAGGGTTTGATGTGTTACTCCTAGTAAGTTTGATTCTAAAAAGAGGTACTCTTCGTCTGTGAAGTAATCTTCTCTATTCAGTACCGGACGGTATTTTGTAAATTTATAGGGTACTGGTACTTTTTCAAAGTTCATTACGTGCTTTACTGCATCGTAGTCTAGAACCTTAGATATAGCTTTTACGCTGTCGTAATCTACTTCTAATCCTCTTTCTTTGCAGAATGTATCAAACGAAATAGAAGTTACTCCTAAATCAGATGTATCAAAAAATGACTCCATACTAGAATGCCCCTGTAGTAAGTACATATTATATTCTGGAGTTAGTACTAATTTACGGTTTGTTAAGTATGCTATACATACAGCAAGTTCTAATGACATCCTAATGTTATTAAAACCTCCTGGCCATGGTCTAAAGATAATGTAACCTTTACTTCCGTCGTAGAATTTTAAAATACTGGTAAAATCCCATTTGTTGTAGTAGACGTAGTCTGTTGTGTATTGGGTAACTGCGGTAACCATCTTATTTCCTGCTTCGCTAATTATTTTAGATAAATCGTACTTACCGTTTTGATCAAAAGTATGATCTTGCTTAAAGAAAAGTTTTTTACCTTCTTTATCTGGTATTACGTTAGGGTAGTGTATAATACTACCAAGTGTTTGTCTTCCTTGGTCATTCCATGCTGTACAGGTACCTAAATCCTGTACAAGATCTACTTTTATGTTTGAATCTTTAATAGCATAATCAAGTCCCCACATTTCTGCTTCCCATCTACCCTCTTTCTTTCGAATTTGCTCACAATACTCTGTATATTTCTTGTAAAACTTTTTTAAAGTCTTAAATTTTAAAGCAAAAGGGTACATTATTCCTTTAGCGGTAGAAGGATCTTGTTCTCTATCTTCCCACCCTTTAAGTGGTACAAAATGTATAAAATCTTGACCTACTATATGATCATCTTCTAGAGCAAAGTCTACTGCCTTTGTGAACAGCATATCAGGGTCTAAAAATAAAAGTTTATCCTCGTCTTTGAAGAAGTTATTCTCACATAACCATTCTACGGATTTGTACTTATTAGGAATTCCTCCCCACCAGTCGTCGTTAGCTGTTTGCCATAGGTGTGCATAGTCTGGTTGATCTATTACTATTGAATCTGATAAAAAACTAAAATCTGGGTTCTCATTTCTATGTCCGTAGTCTCCGGAAAGTAGAACGACTAGTTTACCTTTTTGATTTACTTTTTTTAAAGACCAATGTAGTAGCTTTACCTGCCATGCTTGATACTCACACCGACTAGTTCCGACAACTATGTAATCCATTTATTGAGCTACAAATTTATAATCTGCAAATGTATAATGTAAAAAGAAATTTCTGAAGTATTCTCCTTCGAAAGGTTCAATTCGACCGTGTTTGTTTGTAGCAGATTCATATAAAATCATCTCTCCTGGTTCAGCATAGACTTTATGCCATCTTCCTTTATGATCTTGTATATCTAAAGGCCAGTCTCTGTCTACTTGCTTATCTACAATTACTATAGAAGAAATATGGTGAGTTACTAGAGTATCTGTGTGAGGTTCTAGTATTGCTCCTCTTTTATAAGATCTAATACCGTAAATCCACTTAGGAATCAGTCTTTCTTTATTTTCTATAAACTCTTCATGAAGTGGTTGTAGTTCTTCTGCAATTATTTCTCTTATTCGAGTAAAAGAATCCATAGGGAAGATTTCTACTGGTGCATTACCTTGATTATCGTGTATAAAATTCGTAATACCGCCCCATTCTTCAGGTCTAACACTAGGTTTTAGTAGATTATAAGCTTCTTGTATTAATTGAAAAGTTTTTTCAGGAACTTTTACTACTTTAAATCCTAACTCGGATAATCTTGGTAAGTCCTCACTTTTAGAAAATACTTTTTCAGTAGGTTGCTGTGGCTGTGTCATTTCTAAATATTCTTTTGCTAATTTAGCATCTTCTGAGCTATTAAATACATTTTCTCTAAACCATTTTGTAATAATAACCTTTCTACCTTTTATAACAGGTAGCCCAGCATGTAAAGCAGCTGAGTTCTCACTACCTGTTCCGTTTGAGTTTTTCCAAACTACTGCTGTACCTTTTATCGGTGAGAATGTTTTTTGTAGAGTAGGGAAGTCTGTTTGACCTCCTTCTTCTACGTCATTAAGGTAGATCATAAACGTCCAAGTTCTCTGTCCACTGGCTAAGCAATGGTTATGGTATGCTTCTTTACCGAAAGCATCTTGGTGATGTCTAAATTCTTGACCTACTTCGTAGATTTGTCCCTGGGTTGGTTCTGAATAAGGAGCTTCTATTCCTAGTTCTGTATACATTTTTTGATTAACCTGATTTACAATCGGGTCTGTATCTAATAAGACTGCAGTAGAACTTGTACGACCTTCGTCATACTTAATTGACTCTGTTCCGGTACCAGCTACACTAGATCTTACACTTCCTTTTTCTGTTAAGCTAACAATATGATCACATTCTTCGTTAGTTAGGAAGTTTGGGATTGAAAACATCTCCAATCCATGACTGTTCTCTACGTATATTCTTTCCATATAGGGTATTTTTATTTTTTATCCGTCACAAGCTACACAGTCTTCTGCTGTTCTACTTCCAATGTCTCCATTGATTACAGAATCTGTTCTTAGATAATATAAGGTTTTTATTCCTAACTTCCAAGCCGTCTGGTGAACTAAATTGATAAATCTAGGACTATCTGTTGGATCAAAAGCTAAATTTAAAGACTGAGTCTGATCGATATACTGTTGACGTATTGCTGCTTGTTCTACTAACTGTAGTTGATTAATTTCAGCAAATGTTAAGAAGATTGGTTTATCCTCTGCAGGCATTACATCTTCCGGTAAATTCGCAATAGAACCTCTATCTTTCATAATCTGGTCCCATACCTCTTCTGTGTTGTGACCTCTTTCTAATAAATAGTTTTCTAGTTCAGGATTTTTACGAATAAATGTACCTTTTCCTGAGTTAAAAGTGTAAATATTTGCCGGTAATGGTTCAATACCTGCTGATACACCTCCTGAGATAGTTGAGTTAGATACTGTTGGAGCAACTGCTAATAAGTGCGTGTTTCTCATTCCTGTACCTTTACACCATACTGGTTCTCCATATTCATCTGCTAACTTTCTAGAAGCAGATTCTGCTTGAGATTTAATTTGAGAGAAGATCTGATGTGTTAAGCTATTGGCTGCCACACTAATGAAAGGAATCTTCTTCTCTTGTAGAAGTGTATGCCATCCTAATACTCCTAATCCAATTGCTCTACCTTTCTTAGCAGAACGGTGTGCTCTAATTAGAGATTCTTTTCCATTAGTCTTAACTAAGAACTCTTCCATTACCCCGTCTAAGAAGTAAATTGCTGTTTCAACTAAGTCTGTATTCTTCCATTCATCCCATTTAGCTAAGTTTACTGAACTTAAGCAGCAGATAAAGCTATGTTCTTCGTCTGTATGTAAAGTGATTTCCGAACAGATATTCGTCATAGTCACTTCTAAGTTATTCTTAATGTAAGCAGGAGGGTTGGCGTTGTTTACGTTATCCTTAAACATAATATAAGGTTCTCCTGTCTCAACTCTAGCTTTAAGGATTTCTACCCAGACTTCCATTGCCTCAGGGTCTCTACGCTCGATCTTTTGCATAAAGGTATCATCCACTACAACACATTGGTGTAGGTTAAGACACTGTCTGTTCGGATCTCCTTTAGGTCGTCTAATTTGTAGGAATTCCTTAATGTCTGGATGGTTAATATCTAAGTTTACGGAAGCAGCTCCTCTACGTACTGCTCCTTGGTTAGTTGCAATAATAGTAGAGTCGTATATTTTAGCCCAAGGAATAACTCCTTCTGACTGTCCTAAATCTCCGTTACCGATTTTAGAACCTCTTCCTCTAATTTTAGAAAGACCAATACCTACTCCACCTCCTAGTGAAGTTAATCTCATTAACTCAGCGTTTGTTAATCCAATTCCTCTAATAGAGTCTGGAGTATCAATACCAAAGCATGAAATAGGTAATCCTTTATCTGTACCTGTATTAGACAGTACCGGAGAAGCTAAATTCAACCAACCTTTCCACATATACTTGAAGAACTTAGCAGCTAAATCTGGTCGATCTAATCTTGCTGCAACTGTGTCTGATACTCTTTTATATGCTTTTCGGGGAGTCTCTCCTGGTAGGAGGTATCCTTTAGAGATTGTTGATAAAGAAATTTCGTTCATCCATTCAGGGTAATCTTTTCCTGCTTCCCAGGTGGAAGTATCTACTTGTAGTGCCATTATATAATCTAATTAAATTTTATTAAAATGCTGTTGACCAATCCATATGACCTTTAGAGTAATTTGTTACTCTACTTGCAAAAAAGTCTGTATGTTGTTTTCCTGCAATTACGGCATCAAACCACTTCATAGTCTTTAATGCTCCTGCATCAATCTGGTCAGAAGGTATCAAAGGTTTTAAACCTAGATCACCCATTTTAGTATTAACTCTATGTTTAATAAAGTTCTTAAGGTCGTCTTTAGAAAGGTTTTCTAAATCTCCTAATTCAAAAACCTTATCAATAAAATCGAACTCTAACTTAAGAGCTAAGTGTGCTGCTGTTTCGATTTCACTTTGTAATTTTTCTGTATTAATCTCCGGATACTCTGAAAGTAATTGTCTAAATAACCAGCAACCTGCTTCTGAGTGAAGAGATTCATCTCGTACAGACCATTCGACAATCTGCCCGATTCCTTTTAACTTATTTCTCATCTTAAACGATAATAATACCGCAAATGAAGAAAATAAATTAACTCCTTCTGTAAATGCTGAAAATATAGCTAACGATTTAGCTCGTTCATGCCAGTCTGGTGTTCCGTCATGGCTGTCTCTAACATTCATTAAAGCTTCAATCTTTGCTTTAGTAGCTTCGTCTTCCAAAAATTCTGCAAAGTTATCTAACCCTAACTGTTCGTTAAGGAGTGAATAAGCTTCTGCATGAATAGTTTCAAAAGATCCAAAAGTAACACCCATCATAATAATCTCTGGTTTTCTAAACCAGTTAGTTACCAATCCTGTCCAGTAATCGTTTACTACTGTTTCTGTTTGAGCAAATCCTTTTAATATACCCCCAACTACATTCTTTTCGTGATCTTTCAAATTAGATTTCCAATCTGTTACGTCTTGAGCCATTGGAACTTCTGTATGAAGCCAGTGTGCTTGTTGTTGCTTTAACCAGTAGTCGTATGCTTTAGGATATTCAAACGGCTTATAAACAACTCTTTCATCTCTTAGTCCCATAGTATATTTTTAGTGTGTTAAATAATAAAATCCCCGAGGTTCTAAGCATTAATTTGCTTTCGGGGATGTAGAAATAAATAGCTTCTACTACTATTTGTTATTGATTTTGATCGAAAAATTTCTTAGCAATTTCGAAGTGGGTACCCTGTGGGCTATTGCCATCATCATCTATACTTGCCTTTCCTTCAATCTCGATATGACCGTTATTCGTATCCATTTTAACGTTATAAGTCATACCGTCTTGTCCGTATCTATTCTTCATAACGTGTAAACGTCCTGTACCTAGTACCTTATCTTCTTTCTGTCTTGATAGTGAAAGACATATATCTGCCACCATCATTTTATCATAAGAACCGGCTGCTTTATCTCCTTCAATAACCGAGTCTTTAGCTCCCATACGGTTAACCTGAGATGGTGTTAGTACTGGTATTTTTAGCTCTTTAGCTAAACTCTTAGTAGCAATAAACACATCATCAATTTCATCTTTACGTTCTGCAAATTTACCTCTAGAAGGTGCTTTTAAGTAATCTACGTAGTCAATAACAACTAAGTCCGGTTTATGTCCCATATCAATACACTTCTGTACGTGGCTCTTAATGTTATTTACTGTCGCTGCTTTAGGAGCATATTCTTTTACGATCAATCTACCTTTAAGGTTCTTAATGTGGGTCTCTACTTCTTTTCTATGCTTATTAACCTCATCAATAGAGTATCCTGTAAAGTAGCAGTCGAATCGTTTACCTACGTAATCTTCTCCTAATTCTAGGGTATAGTAGTTAACTTTAAATCCTAATTTTACAGCATGAGCTGCTGCTGCTACCATTGTCCAAGACTTACCTCCACCTGGGTTACCAAACACAATAATTAAGTCTCCAGGTCCCCATCCTCCTTGTATAGTTTCATTTAATAATGGCCATGGAGTTGGTACTGTTGGTCTGTAGTCTGTTCTATACCTAGACTCGACATCTTTATCGTACTCGTGTCCAATATTTTTATCCATTGCAGCTTTCATAGCTTTTTCAATTAAGTTACGAATACCTTCGAAATCGCTTTGCTTTAATAAGTCAGCTGAGGATAAAATAGCTGCTTTCATTTCTTGGTTCTTACAGAACGTAGTAAATTCTTCTTCTACGTAATCTAAGTCATCCTGAGAAGCGGCATAAGAGTTTCGTAACTCTTCTTTTACTGCTACTTGAAGTACTTCGTTTTCAATCTTCTGAAGTTCTACTTTAAGTACATCCATAGTAACAGTAGTGTGGTACTTATCGAAATATTTTAAGATCTGTCCGATGATCCACTTATGTGTATCTGAATCAAAGTACTCCTCTCTTAATACATCTCTTACTGTTAGTAGGAAGCCTTTATCTGTGAGTAAGGCGCCTATTACTTTAATCTGGAAGGGTTTTCCATACTGCGTTAACTTCTGCAATGTCATATAACTTATTGTTTAAAAACCGTTAATGTTCTAAAATTCTCTAACCATCCTTCTGTGTTCTTGGTAATACCTTCGATCTTATCTATATCTAATAGATGTAAAAAGGCTCCTGTCTGTAGAGGTGGAATAGGCTCTTTTAATACACTTAATGTATGAAGAATTTCTTTATCATCCAACTGTCCTTCATGTAAATTCATCAGTTGGTAGTTAGTTTTTACCCGATCCCAGTTATGTATTATTTTAGCAAAAATAGACTTACCGTCTAGATTCTGCTCACATACTTTGTAGATATCTTCTAACTCGTAATTTGGATTTGTAAGTAGTTCTGGAAACTCTTTAACTAAAGTCTTTAATCCTAAACCTTTTACTCCGGCAAGGTTATCTGAGTTATCTCCTAGTAAAGCTTTTACTATATTGTAGTTTTGAGGTAGTACTTCTAACTCTTGTACAATATTATCCTTTGTATAGAATGTTTTCTTAATCGGCGAGTATACTGAAATACATCCGTCTATTAACTGTAAAAAGTCTTTATCAGAAGAAACAATTGTTACCTTCTTACCAGATGCTGATGCTCCTAGTGCTAGGTCTGCTATAATATCATCTGCCTCTAACTTCTCCATTGTTAAGCTATGCAGGGGTAAACAATCAAGGTAGTCTTTCAACCTCTCTAGCTGTGCTGATAAGGATTCATACTCTTCTTGTTTATTCTCATACATGCCCCAATTAGTGATACGGGTATGTTGTCTTTGTGCTTTGTAATTAGGGTCTATATTCTTCCTATTAGTAGAAGAACCTTTTCCGTCAAATACACAAATTACTCTTGTAGGGTCGATCGTTCTTACTAGAAATCCTAGCGATCTTAAGAAGCCTACAAGACCACCGATATGGTGGCCTTGAGGGTTCATTGCTCTTAGGGTTGAGAAGCTACGAATAAAGGTATTCATAGAATCTATAATCAGTAAATGATCATTTAACTCTCTAGGAGGCGACTCTTTAAGATTCTTTAAAAGGTTACTATAGTCTGCCATTAATCGTCTAGTAAGTTTGGTAAGATTTCATCTTCTTCCATGTCACCTTCCTCAACTAAACTAAAATCAATAGATCCTAAAAGTTTCAACCAGTGTTCTTTGTGCTGGTCTTTATACTTATCGATTGCTTTCTTATCGTCAGCAATAAAACCGTGAGGGGTCATTACAATTCTTCCTCTTGTCTGTACTCCTTCGATGTGGTTCTTTTCAATTTGTATGTTAGTTCTCTTAGCAAATTCAACCTGTAGTCCGCTTTTTATAGCTTTGATCTTAGAAGTTCCTGGATTGGTAATGTTTCCAAAAGTGATTACTAATGTTGCATCGTACCACATTGACATACCTCCTTTGTTCTGCAGCTTTGGCTGTGACATTGGTGATTCTGGTTTCTGTGTCCATACTTTATTAATAGCTACTAATGTGTTAGTATACTGGCTTCCTTCTTTTCGAGATAACAAGATCTTTTGATTCAAGTTATTTCCAAACTGAGTAGACATTGCTCCTGCGTTCCATTCGTTATTGTTCTTGTTAGAGCGTACTGATAGATCACAAGGTACTGAACCTACAGAGTCCCAGAAGAAACATAAGTCATGAGGTAAGTTACCTTTAGTCTGTTCATCTAAAAGATCTGCTATATACGATGCTACATCTTCGATAGTGTTTAATGTACCTCTATCTGCGTATAAAAAGAAACCTTCGTAATCGGTAATCTCTCCAGTTGACTCATCTATAACTTCTTCAAACTGTAGACCCATCTCCTTAGCATGTTGCCAAGACCACTTCATCTCTGTGATAATTAATACTGGAAGTATTCCCTGTCTTTGTGCTGCTACTGCTGCTTCTAGTAGAGCGGTTGTTTTACCGGTATCACTATGACCTCTTAATAAGGTAATATGTCCTGTTGGAATACCTGGGATAGAAGTAATGTCTTGAAAAGCTTTTGACAAAGGTATCCACCCCTGTTCTTTAAACTTTACCGATGCATTAGCAAATCCTTTCTTCTTCTTGAAGTTACCTAGATTAAAACCACCCTTTACTATAGCAGCTGCTTTTTCTGCTGTTGCGCTTTTTGCCATTTATTTTATTCGTTAAAAAGGTCATCAAATTTACTTACCGTGTCTTTAATTCCTGGAGTTGAAGTCTCTAATGAGAAG